AGGTATGCAAGAAATTACAGCGAGTCAGACTATTAAGCGTTCAGGCTTAAAGTCATTAAAAGAAGTGAGTGAGTTAACGGAACAAAGCCCTCAGACGCTTATAAACTGGTATAAGCACAAAAGGGCGTTATTCGATATAGTTATTAAAGGCTGTTTGACGACAGTTGATTAGCAACGTCTATTGCACGCTGGCCTACTTGGTCAGCATAGCGGGAGTTTAACAACTCAGCGCCAGCTAAATCAAAATCACCGCTCTCAATATATGCGATAGTCTTTTTAAACTGTTTGAACTTAGTAATACCCATATTAAATACGAGATTTATAATAGCTTCTTTGCGTAGTGAGCTTAGACGGTCGAACCATAGAAACGAACTCATACACTCGCACTGGACGCGGAGAATATCATTCTTGAGCATATACTCGGCTTCGTCTTTAGATATGCCTAAATCATCTAAATTTCGCCCTACACCGATCGTTAGCTTGTCAGAGGTGCATTTGTATGGCTCAAGTTTTAAACCCTCATGCACCACTAATTGCTTGACTAATCTGTCGTTATTTATCATCTGGCTTATGACTCGCACCGAAGTAAAAAGAAGTAATAGCCGAAACTACGCCGCCCATGTAACCTAATACTAGGCTGACAATTGTGTCGCTGTTTGCATCAGGTGGCTGGATAGTAACAAGGAAAATATACCCAACGAAGCCCACAAGAGAGATGAGAGCAACGATTCTAGGTGTCCAGTCCCCTTTATGCGCTCGCCTTGCGTCTTGTATGTCTTTTGCCTCCAATTCAAAGACATCAACGTCGAGCTCTGCCATTTTCTTTTCAAAATCAATCTCCGCTTTCTTAACTTCAACTAATTGTTCTGGTGAGGCGCTCTGTAAGGCTTTCTCAATGCTTTTTGGGTCATTGCCACAACCAAGGGCTGATGCAATTGCAGACGCAGCAGCACCGCCTAAAGGACTACCTAAAGCAGTGCCTAAGACTGGTGCGACAGCGCCTATAATCCCTTTTATGGATTTAAAATTCATTTCTTAGGTTTCTTCATTGGTTTTTTCTTACCTTTCTTTGGCGGTGCGCCTACTTTGCTACCGTATGTACCTTTACCTTGGGGCATAATTCTCTCCTAGACTTTCCATTAGTTCGATCATTTTAGTCATATACCAGACAGCTTTCTTGGCATCTTGTACTGGGTTTTCTTTAGTCATTAATCTACTGCCAGTATATTTAATCACATTACCGTGGCAATACTCTATAGCTCCCTCCACACCTAAAACATCAACAATATAGTCAATAGTCTCTATCTCGCCATGCGTATAGTGTGCTGGGTGATTTACTGGGTCTACATATGTCACTTTACTCTCCCTCTACTTCAAATGCCGATGATAAAATCTGGTGTTTAGCCCATTCAAGTATACCAACAGCGTCTATATCTGTTATCAGCTCTCTTTCCTGATATTCATATATCAAGTCCAATATCTTTAGATACAAATCATCTGTTGCTGAATTGTAATAATCATAGCCATCGTGGTCGGTAATATTATCAACTTCTGTCATTACAACCTCTCAGTAGATCGGCGAACCTCACCTTTTTCCTTATCTAAGACAATCAAGCACATGGATTGCCCACTTACGTACCCTTGCTCATTATGCCATGCGTCAGCACTTGGTAGTCCAGCAAAAGATTCAGTAATACAACCGCCATAAGTTTCCATAGCTGTATTCTTGGAATGTATATGACCATGATAGCAGTAGCGGTGTGTTGTCCGTCCCCACTCTTCTGGATATTTTGCGGTAAAGTATTCAGCCAGCTTATTAGGCTTTGGTGCGTGTCCATGTGACACAAGAAAAGCAGTCTTACCCCATTCAAATACCCAAGTAGGCGCAGGTGACATCTCAATCTTAACCCGCTTATTGTTGCGCCAGTATGCCTGTTGGTGCGCTTTGATTCCCATGCTTAAAACAGAATCATGGTTACCTTTAACGTGACGAACAATTACTTTCTTAAACTTCTTTAAAGCCTCTTCAGTTATAAACGACATAACCTCAAGCCCTATGAGGAATACGTGCTCTAGGCGGCCATCTGTGTCCACTCGCGTGCCTTTAGTGGTCGTGCTCTCGTAGTTATCAGCATGGTAGTAATCGCCTAGCTGATTAATAACGATAGTGTCGCAATCTGGAGCATTATTCATAAGGCGCATGAACACATCTTTGTGACGCTGCGCTGCTATGTTTACATCGTAGTTGTCGCCGCTAATATCTTTATGGGCGTACATGCCAAAGTGAGCATCGCCAATATTAACTACCGCTAATTCATCACTGCGCTTACTTTTAGTTGGTGTCGGTACGAATGGTGAGCGTTTTTCGTGGTCTTTAATGAAGTTTTTAAGCGCAGTCTCAACAGCTTCTAGCTGGTCTTCTTTCTCTAGGTCAGTCTTAACCCATTGGACCTTAACTTGTCCGTCATCGCCGTAGAGGGTAGAGGTTCCCTTAACATTGTAATTGCTAGGGCAGATTCTAATCATATCGCTGTCAGGGGCATACCCTTTTGCAGCGGCTTTCTTTCTTACAGCTCTTTTAAATGATTGTGCGGTAGCGCGAGAAACGCCCATTAATTTAGCCACCTGATGTTCAGAGTGGCCTTTTATATATAATTTAACGGCGGTTAGTTGCTTCTCAGTAGAGCAAAATTCTAAATGATTCGCGTCCATTGTGTAGCTCCCTCTAGGTTATTCTTTTCTAGTCGTGGGTCTTTCTTATCCATGCGATCACCCTAGTGGATTTTGATTGCTTTTTTCAACCTGATAACTAATCCTTTCAATTTTGCTTTCCAGATTGCTAATTCTGCTTTTATTGACGCGAACGCCGCTTTGAATTTCACTTGTATCCGTTTCTTTGATTCCACTAATCTTTGTTTCAACATTTTTAATATTCCCCTGTATGGTTGCTATGGTTGCTGAGATGTGGCTTATATCACTATTCTGTTGTGTTACCTCAAGTGTAGTCAATCTACGCTCAAGCGCACGTATTTCTTCAACATTATAAATTTCAGCCATTTTATTTTCTAAGGCTTCTAACTTTGTCTCCATTGTCACAAACGAGGCTACTACACCCGCAAAGGCTGTAGCGATTCCAATCCATGTGCTAATTTGCTCTGCTTTCATTATGGTTGCATCTCTATGTTATCAGGGTAGAACTCACCTTGCATATTTGAATTTACTAGCCAAAACTGATTCTCTACACCTACGACTTCACCAGCCCAAGCTACGTTTAGTTGGTCTAGGTACATCTGATCTATTTGTACAGATGCGGAATCGTAGAATGCTTGAACAGTACCGGAAGCCTGTGTGACAAAAGTCGTTGATTCAATTATTGCTCCTTCGTACTGTTCAAGCATATTTTTAGTCCGACTAGCTACTACCATACCTTCTATACTAGCCGCATACTTATCTCTTGTATCCTGCTTTATTTCTCGCAAGTCGTTATCAGTTGCATACTTCTCCATGCCGATCTTAGTTGACTCATTGGCAACCTCTATCTCAGCAGCAATAGCGGTAACGGCAGCCATCTTTTCAGCTTCGTTAATCATTGTATTTTTTTGCTCTTCAAATTCAATTTGCTGGCCGATAATCTGATCTTGAATCAGCAAAGCAGTGAGGTGCTCTTGAGTGGATTCGGCGAGTGCCAAAGAATAGGCAGCATTAAATGCATTGAGTTGTTCTTGGGTAACATGGTACTGCTTGCCAGTATCAGGATGCACAATATCAGTAGTGCCATCGACCATATTTTCAGCCATTTGCGAAATGAAATTATTAGCCCCATCACTTATTAGGCTGTCTATGACGGCTGTACTGTTTTGGAGGTCTGTTTGACTCTTCGCGGTAAACGACAGGCTGATCAGGAACCCTATCAGGGCGATGTTTATAAAAAGTGTACGCATCATTTCCAATTAATCCTTGGTTAGTGGGGCAGGGCGTTCCCGATTCATATAAAGCCCAGAATACTCTATGGTCTTGGCACATAACGCTAACAGCGGCCACCTTTAACCCTAGAGCTTGTAACTGTTTAGATAACTTTAACCGTTCGCAATTCTCATCCACAACAGGCTTACCGATGGCTAGTCCAAACATCTGTGTTTGTACGCCAGCACTACCAGAGAATACACATACGTCCTGATTGTAGCTAGAGCCGCTCGGAGCAACCGCAGTATTAACTACAGCGCCCTCTTGTGTAACGGTCGTAGTCGTCCTGTTATCAATGCTCTCAGCGCTTTGCTGGTTGTTAGAGCCAAAGTCACCTACTGTAGCAGCTTGATCTTCTTGTGCGTCACAAAAACTTGATAATTGCAACAACAACAATAATAGGAGTAAGCGAACAAGCAATGACTGTTTTATATAGTCCATCAATTTTACCATCCAATCTGTCGAGCCTTGTGCCGCGCTCTTCTAATATATTTTCTATATTCTCATAACGTACAGCGCATACGTTTTCGTGGCCCTCTATGCGAGCTAGAGCCTTGTCAATCTTCTGTTCCATTGATAATTCCATT